GAAAAACGTCGTGTCGGGCAACTTTTGGTTCCGCAGATCAATGTTTTCAATGAATTAGGAGTGCAAAATCGGCTCGATTCGTTTTGAGTTTCTGGATGGGCCGGAATGTGGCGGAATGGGCTGCTGGAGGGGTTGCTTTGATGTGGATCGAGTTTGAAGTGATGTTTTTCGTTGTAGGGAAGGTTTGACGCTATGCCGACACCTCGGCTGCCAACTGCGATGCACATTGCGAAGGGGACTTATAGGAAGGATCCCCAGCGCGCCAAGGCCAGAGAGAATGAGCCGGTGGTTACGGAGGGTATTGGCAACCCTCCTTCCTGCTGGTCGCCAGACGAGGGCGGTTATCAAAGCTCCGAGAGTAAGAAGCTCATCGTACTCTGGCAGGAATTTATCGCGGACTCCGCGCCTGGGGTGCTCAACCGGTCGCATCGGTCCGTGCTCGAAGAAGCGTGTCGCCTGAAGTTGAAGACGCGCAACGGAACCGCAAAGACTGGAGACCGATCGAACTATATCAACTGTCTCCGGCAGATGGGAATGACCCCTGCAGCTCAATCCACAGTCAACGGAACCGGCTTTACTCCCGCCGGTGGCGGCTCGTCGATCGGGCGGCTCGCGGCGGCAGCGCAAAAGCGCACCGGCTGAGCCGAAGTATGTAACGGTTGCTCACCAGTACGCCCGCGACGTTGCAGCGGGAAAGACTCTCGCGTGCAAGTGGGTCAAACTTGCATGCAAGCGGCAGCTCGACGATCTCGAAAAGGCGAAGTCGAAAGCCTATCCCTACAAGTTCGATTACGCTCGTGCTTCATTGCCATGTGAGTTCATCGAATGCCTTCCGCACACGGAGGGAGAGTGGGCCACTCCACGCGGCAAGCGTACCAACCTGATCCGTCTCGAACCGTGGCAGTCTTTTTGCATCTGCACTATTTATGGATGGGTTCGCAAGAGCAACGGGCGGCGGCGGTTCCGCGAGTCGTACATCAAGATCCCGCGCAAGAATGGGAAGTCGATCCTGGCTTCGCTTCTGGCGCTTTACCATCTCGTGCTCGACGACGAGAACGCACCACAGGTCTACTCCGGCGCAACCACTGAGCGCCAGGCGATGGAGGTATTCAAGCCCGCGTACCGCATCCTGGAACAGACAGCGGTGGGCACGGAACTCAAGCGTGAGTTCGGGTTGGAGGCACACGCCAAACGCATTCTTTGCCGCTTCAACGGTGGTTCCTTTGTCGTACTGGTGCGCAAGCCTGGCGATGGCGCGGGCGCATCCTTCGCGGTCATCGATGAGCGTCATGAGCATCCGACGGACGTGCTGCATGACACGATGAAGCAAGGGCAGCGCGCGCGGTTGCAGCCGCTGCTATTCAACATTACGACCGCCGGGGTGCTGATCGATGGGCCGTGTCACCAGTTCGAGCAGTTCTGCGAACGCATCCTTCAGGGGGACTTCGAGAACGACGCGATCTTCGCCATCATGTATGGCATCGACGAGGGAGACGACTGGAAAGACCCGAATTCGATCATCAAGGCGAACCCGAACTATGGGGTATCGATCTATCCGGAGACGGTTCTACAGGAGCAGCAGGACGCTATCCAGTCCGCGCAGTTGCAGAATGCGTTTCGCACCAAGACGCTCAATGAATGGATGAATGTCGGCGTCGGCCTGTTCAATATGGCCGCCTGGGCAGCGTGTTACGACAAGGACCTCAAGCTCGAAGACTTCAAGGGCAAGCCGGTCAACGAAGGCGACGACCTGGCCCGCAAGATCGATCTCGCCAGCCGGTGCAAGGTATTCACCGAGATGCGCCGCAACAAGGACAGCGGCCTGGATGAGCGCCATTACTTTGTATTTTCGAACCACTATGTTCCGAAGGCCCTGGCGAACGATGGGGAGCATCCGCACTATGCGAAATGGATCGAGACCGGCCACCTTACCGCGCATGACGGCTGGGAGATTCAACTGCCGTGGATCCAGCAGGACATCGAGGACGATCTTGAACTCTACGACTACCGTTCGCTGGCGTTCGATCCGTGGAATGCAGCGCAGATCCAGCAGCTCCTCGCGGGCAAGGTCCCGGAGGACGTCATCCAGGACGCGCCACAGGACGTGAAGATACTGTCCGGCATCGTGAAAGAGTTGCAGGCGGCTATCCTCGCTGGCCGAGTTCATCACGCAGGAGATCCTGTGCTGACTTTTTGCATGTCCTGTGTAGTTGGGTACGAAGACAACCGGGGGAACATCTTCCCGAAGAAGGTCCGCAACGGACGCAACAAGATCGATGCAGCCTCGGCGATGTTCAATGGCGTTGGCCGCGCGATGCTGCAGGAAGCACCAAAGAAGTCGATTTATTCCACGCGAGGGCTGGTTACGGTATGAAGTTTGATCGTCAGGACGCTCTTTGCGTTGTTGGTGTGCTGTCCCTGCTGGGCGGTATCGGTATGTGGAGCGTGGCCGCGGCGCTCATTGTTGCGGGGCTGTTGAGTCTCGCGTCCGTTTGGATGATTGAATTATCCAAACGCAAATCGGAAGGCAAAGGAAACTGATGGGTCTGCTCACCAATAAGCTCGGCATCCGCGCGCTCAGCATGGAGGACCCGTCGCAGCCGTTGCTGCCCTACTCCGCGCTGTTCGAATCGCTTGGTCTGGGCAAGTCGGACGCCGGCGTGATGGTCAATGAGAAGCAGGCGATGCGGCTGACGACGGCCTATGCCTGCATCATGATCATCTCGGCGGACCTGTCTTCGCTGCCGTTGCCGATTTATCAGCGGATGCCCGACGGATCGTCGCGCGAGGCCTTCGAGCACCCGTATTACAAGATGTTGCATGACGCGCCGAACGACTGGATGACGTCGATGGTGTTTCGCGGTGCGCTCATCGCCGCCGCGCTGGGCTGGGGCAATGGCTACGCGGTCATTCGCAGGGACCGCGGAGCGCGCGCCAATTCTCTCGCTCTCCTGCCGCCTGATAAGACCAGCGCAGTGATGATCGATGGCAAGTTGATGTATGGGACCACGGCGACTGCGGATGGGCTGGTGTCCTATATTGATCCGGCGAACATGCTGCATCCGTCGGGGCTGTCGATCGACGGATTCACGGGTTTGTCTCCCATTGGAACGTGTAAGAATGCGTTCGGCCTGGCGATCGCGGCGGAGAAGTTCGGCGCTCGTTTCTTCGGTAATGGCGCGCGGGCGAGCGGGGTGCTTAGTCATCCGGGACAGCTCGATACCGAAGCGCAGGAGAACCTCAAGAAATCCGTCAATGAAGTTCTCACCGGAGAAAATTCCATGCGTCCGCTCGTGCTCGAAGAGGGCATGACCTGGACCCAGATGACGGTTGCGCCCAACGATGCGCAGTTTCTGGAGACGCGCAAGTTTCAGCGTTCGGAGATTGCCGCGCTGTTTCGCGTGCCGCTGCATCTGCTACAGGACCTCGAACGCTCGACCAACAACAATATCGAGCACCAGTCGCTCGACTACATCCGCTACACGCTGCGGCCCTGGGCGGTGCGGCTCGAACAGGAGATCAACCGCAAACTGCTGGGCGGCGACTTCTACTGCGAACACGACATGAACGCCTTCCAGCGCGGCGACTTCGCTTCGCAGACGGCTGGATTCACGCTACTTCGCAATGCGGGCGTCTATAGCGCCAACGATATTCTGCGCGCACTGCGGCAGAACCCGATTCCGGCTGCGGACGGCGGCGATATCCGCCTGGCTCCGCTGAACATGGTGCCGCTGACGACGCTGGCTGGGGAGGCTGGGGCAGTTCCGGACGATACGACCGACTCCGACCGCGGCACGCCGATCACCGACATGCGCCGCGAGCGCATCGTGAATGCCTACCGGCGGCTCTTTCGCGATGCGGTGGGACGGGTGGTGAACCGGAAAAACGCCGATACTCAGTTCGCTTACCGTGCTTTCCAGCCCATTCTTGGCTCGATGGGAGAAGCGGTGCTCGCCATGCACCTTCCCGGCGCGACGAAGCTCTCGGACGAGCAGGAATCGGCGATTTCCGCCCATGCCAGCGGCATTGCAGCGGAATGTTCCGCATGGACGGCGGCAAATGCCTCCGCAACCGCTACGACGCTCACGAATGATGCTTATACCGCGCTCGAAACAGCGCTGATTGGATAAACGATGAAGACTGCGAAGATGAGGCTGAAACCGTCGTTCAAAGCATCGCTACAGGATGACGGCGTGCTTGAGCTGACCGTCTACGAGGACATTGGCGAGGACTGGTGGTCTGGCGGCGGCGTCACGGCGAAGAGCGTCAAGCAAAAGTTCGATGCCGCCGGCGCGTTCAGCCGGATCGTGGTGCGCATCAACTCGCCCGGTGGGGACGCATTCGAGGGAGTCGCGATTTGCAGCCTGCTGCGCTCGCAGGGCAAGCCTGTCGACGTGTATGTCGATGGAATCGCCGCCTCGGCGGCTTCCATTATCGCCATGGCGGGGGATACCATCACGATGGGCCGCAGCGCCATGATGATGGTGCATAACGCCTGGACGGTTTGTGCGGGCGATGGGGATGACATGCGCAAATGCGCAGATACGCTCGACACGATTTCGCTGTCCATTGGGCAGACTTACGTTGCTAAAACCGGCAAAACGGCGGCTGAGATCAAGGCGATCATGGACGCGGAGACCTGGATGGGCGCCGAAGAGTGTGTGGACGAGGGATTCGCGACCGCGATTGCCGAGGATTCTGCCCAGGAAGAGGCGGCGATGGCCCTTGCCGCCTCATTCAAGTCGCTGGCGAAGCTGAGGAACGTTCCTGCCAGTCTGAAGCCCGTCAAGGCCGACGCTAGCGGCTGCGCCTGCCCTTGCGAGCCTTGTATGGATGGCAACTGCGCGGACTGCGGCTGCGATGGTTGCAATTCTGAGGATTGCACTGCCGATTTGTGCGAGTGCGCGAACAATGTCGACGATTCGGCGAAGACTCCGAAGGATTCGAACCTCAGCCTGTATGAAGCGCGGCTGAAGCTCTGTAAATAATCTCAAGCCGACTCCCGCACAACCGGCCCTGCGCCGACGGGAGGCGGTAAGCGATGCAATGGCCGCCTGGGCGTCCGTGGGCACGCAACTATGTCACACCACCGAGGAAACACCCATGATCTACGCAAAAGCACTGCGTGAGAAGCTGGCGAAGCTGTCCCTGGACATGCACGCCATTGTGGACAAGGCCAAGAACGACAGCAACCGTGGCCTCACGTCCGACGAAGCCGAACAGTTCGACAATCTCGAAGCCGAATACGCCGGTGTCGAGTCCAGTATCACCCGCGCCGAGAAGGCCGACAAGATCGGCAACGACCTGCGCACGGTCGATCCCGATCAGATCCGGCAGGAGATCGATGGCGGCGATCCGAAGGCCGCTGCTGCTCGCAATAAGGACCTGCACAATAAGGCCTTCGCGAAGTATCTGCGCAACGGCATCGAGGCTCTGGATGCGGAAGAGCGGCAGTTCATGGCCCAGCAATTCGTCAGCAACGCAGGGACGGGCATCCGCAATGCCGCGCAGTCAACCACTCCGGGCACGGCTGGCGGCTATTTGGTGCCGACCGGCTTCAGCGACCAGCTCGAAGAGGCCATGCTGTGGTTTGGCGGGATCGACGGGACGGTGGGGCAGTTCACCACCGAGAACGGAGCGCCACTGCCCTGGCCGACGGACAACGATACGACCCAAATGGGCCGCATTCTCACCCAGAACACGCAGCTCACCAATACCGCCATCGTCTTCAGCGAGGTGATGTTCAACAGCTACATCTTCACCTCGGACAGCGTTCTGGTGCCGCTCTCGCTGATTCAGGACAGCTACTTCGACCTGGATGCCTATATTGCGCGGAAGCTCGGCACGCGTCTTGGCCGTCTGTTCAACAACAAGATGACGATTGGCGCCGGAACCACGGAGCCAACCGGAATCGTGACGGCTGCGGTTGCCGCGGGCAGCAAGACCACGGGAGCCGCCGGGCAGACCACGTCGATCATTTATGACGACCTGGTGAACCTTGAGCACCTCGTGGATCCTTCGTACCGGCCTAATGGCAAGTACATGTTCCATGATTCGACGCTGAAGGTGCTGAAGAAGCTGAAGGACTCGGCCAACCGTCCATTGTGGCAGCCCGCTCTCACGGCGAGCTTCGGCAAGGGCGCGGAGCCGTCGATCCTCGACCATCCCTATGTCATCAATAACGACATGCCGGTGATGGCGGTCAATGCGAACTCCGTACTCTTCGGCGACCTGTCGAAGTACAAGGTGCGCAACGTCGCCGGCGGCACTACCATCATGCGCCTGGTCGAGCGTTATGCAGATTACCTCCAGGTCGGGTATCTCGGCTTCCGCCGGGCAGACGGCAACCTGATCGACGCCGGGACCCATCCCGTCGCCGTGTACGCCAACTCCGCAACCTAAACATCGGGTGTGGATGCAGGGCAGTCCTCGCCTGGGCTGCCCTGCTCCGTTTTAGAGGGAGCAACGCATGAAGATACGCATTCTTACTTCGATTGGCGGCAACGCAGAACCCATGTATGGGCTGCCGGAGTTCTCCTTTTCTCCGGGCGAAGTGGTTGATCTCGATAAGAGCCTCGCCGCCGCGTGGATCGCCGCGGGGCACGCCGAAAGCGTCAAGGGCAAGTCGACTCAACAGGAACTTCCGCAACAGGAGGGCAACTAGCCCGTGGGACTGATTACCATCATCGAACCGTCGTCGGAGCCGGTCTCGCTCGACGATATGAAGCTCTTTCTCCGCGTGGATGAGAGCAACACTATGGATGACGCTCTGATCGGAAGTCTGATCCTAGCGGCGCGGCGCTGGGCCGAGGTCTATACCCAGCGCCGCTTCGTCCGCCAGACGCTGCGCCTGCTGATGGACTTCTTCCCTGGCTACATCGACCAGAAACTCGTGGGCCAGAACGTCTCGTCTCCCTTTGTGAGCGGTGCCAACGCAGTGCTGGTTGGCATTCGTTATGCCATGCGGCTTCCTTGCCCCCCGATCCATGACATCGCGGCTTTCAATTATCTGGATGTCAATGGCGCGACCACGGCGATGGTCGAGGGTACGAATTATGTTGCCGATCTCGCCTCGCAGCCCGCGCGGCTGATGCCGGTCTTCGGGCAGATGTGGCCAGTGGCCCGCGTCATCGCCAACGCCGTGATTGTGGACTATGTGGTGGGTTATGGAGGCAACATCACCGTCGGCGCGGCGGCGGCCTCGAAGCTGCTCTCCGGGCACGTCTTTTCGCAGATGGATGTGGGTTCGCCGATCAGTATCCCCGGTGCGGGGACGGGTAATACATTGCTGAGCGGGTTTATCGCGTCGGTTGATGGAAGCGGAGTCGCCACGCTGGCCTCGCCCGCTGCAACTACTGTAACGGGCGCGGTGGCCTATCTCGGACAGCCGGTGCCGGAGATGATCGGCATCGCCATCAAGCTGCTGGTGGGCCAATGGTATGAGAACCGGATGCCCGATGAAAACGGCGTTTCGCTCGCGGTGAAGTCCATTCTCGCTCCGTACCGCGATCTGAGGTTGTAGATGCTGAAGCCGAGAGACAAAAACCCGCTGGCGCTGGATGCCGGGGCGCTTCGTTATCAGGTCTCGATTCAGGTACAGTCCTCCACTCAGGATGAGATGGGCGGCCCAGTGGCCGCGTGGACCCCTGTACTGAAGACGTGGGCGGCCATCGCCACCAGTTCGCAGCGCGAGGTCTACCAGTCCGGCGCTGGCGCTCAGTTCGTTGCTCAGGTGACGCACAGGGTGCAGATTCGCTGGCCCGGCGCGGTGCTGGGCATCGCTGGAGGAATGCGGGTTGCATTTGGCGATAGGCTGTTTCAGATTCAGACGGTCGAAAATGTGCAGGAACGCAATCGGGTGCTCAACCTGTTGTGTCTCGAAATCAACGGGGTGTCCTGATGTCCTTTCAGTCTGGATTGTTCGCGCTGCTGAGGGCGGATGCCGGGGTCATGGCAGTTGTTTCGGAGCGCATCTTCCCGGTGCTGCTGCCGGAAAATGCCACGCTTCCGGCTTTGACCTATCACGTCGTCGGCGGATCGAGCGCACCCACCTTTGCGACCTCGGGAATGCAAAAGGTTCGCATTCAGTTTGATTGCTTCGCCCGATCGTATCTCGACGCCGACCGGGCGCGAGATGCTTTGCGGCAATCGCTGTATGGCTATCGCGGAACGCTGGCCGACGGAACGTTTTTGCAGAATGCGGAGTTGATTCAAAGCGTCGATTTCTTCGACAACGACCCGCGGCAGTTCCGCTGTATGAGTGAATTCTATTTTTATTTCACTTTTTCGTCGTAACCCTGCGCTCTCCGGGCGAAGGCAAATTTGTTTCAAAAGGAGCTTCAAATTATGGCATACACGGGCAGCAAGGCGCGGGTTGGACGGGCAACGGTTGTCTCCATCGGAGGCGTGACGGGAGCAGTCGGGACGGAGACCTGGACTCCTATCGGCGAAGTGATGAAGTCAGGATTTTCCGGCGCGGCGTGGGGAACGGTCGATGTGACCAACTTCGACTCCGGCGTGGACGAAGAGTTCATTACGACCACGCGGAACAACGGCGATGTGACGGTTGAGGGAAACCTGGTCGATACGGACGCGGGCCAGATCCTGCTGACCACGGCCTACAACAGCGGATTGAAGTACGACTTCAAGGTGCAGCTCATCCCCGGACCGGGCCAGACGACGGGCAGGCTGTATGCGTTCTCTGCGCTGGTCAGCTCGCTGGACACGCCGATCGACACCAAGGCCGCGGTGAGCTACTCGTGCAAGCTGAAGGTCTCGGGCGCGATCACGGTCACGCCGGGCGCTTAGTCCTCCCTGTGGGGCGGCGGCTACGGTCGCCCGCCCTGCACCACAATGCACCACTCTGCATCACATTCTGACTTTATAAGGACGTCATCATGGCTAAGAAAGCTGTTGCCGCAATCGCAATCGATCCAACCATTGAAACCACCGATATCGTGATCGAGGGCAAGACGTACCGGATGTGCCTGGACTTCCGTTCGCTTCGGCTGGCGGAGCGTGAGTTGAATAGGGCGGGACACAACGTCAATATTCTCGCGGAATTTCCAAAGCTGACGCTCGATGCGACCTGTATTGTGTTCGCGGCATCGGTTCTTCGGTTCCATCCAGAGATGAGCTATGAAGCTGCTGAGGACCTGCTGCTGGCCGAGCCGATGAACGCCTACCGTGCATCGGATGCTATTAGCGCAGCGTTTATGAAGGCCATCACAGATGCGAACAAGAGTAACGCTGGAGAGGGTAGCAAGGGCCCTATCTAGCCCAGGCACTGAGCCGAGAGGAGCGATGGTTGCGGCTGTCGTCGTTCGCGCAGGTGGATCTGGGATTGTCGAGAGATGAGTTTTACGGCCTGACTCCGGAAGAGTTCGGTGCCTTATGCAGGCGGCACGAGAGGGGCACTGAGGAGCGAGAGTTCCTGTTCGCACAGTTGACTGCGTGCGTGGTTAATTTCAGCCACTGGCGTTCGCAGCCAAAGGAGCAGGCGCATCCGAAACAGTTCATGCCGAGCCAATGGGAGCGAAAGTCCGCTGGAAAACTGCGACGGCGCAGTGTGAAGGCCATTTCGGACGAATGGGAGAGGACAATGGAGCGGGCTGTGGCTTATCAGGCTGCGCAGGTCGCCAGGGGAATTGGCTAGCTGTTGTAGAATTTTGCAATGATCGGCGAGTGGTTTCTAATATGCTGCGCTCTGGCTGCCCTTGGTCTGGCCGTTTACCTCTTCAAGCATTTTCGGAGGGCATTCCTATATTCAGGGCCGATGCCAGCGGCAGATGCGATGGAGGGGCGATGGTCAATTCTCGATGACAAGCGCGCGCAAGAGGAAGTCAGGAAGCAGGAGCAGGTCG